CGAGCTTAGCAATAGTTCCAGTAGGAGCAACAGTCGTAGTCTTAACGGGTACAGGAATTCGAAGTTCATGCGCGTAGGAAGTAGCAGCATCACGAACCACCTGCTTCATCTGACTTAGGACTAGTTGAATGTCTTTACTACGCCAAGATTCCGAGAACTTGATCTGCTGCTTTGCTACGAAGCCAGCATACCCAAAATGACCAACACCGATCCTGCGGTTACGAAGAACAACACTGCTAGTGCGTTGATCAGTAATATCTCCATACGTTGCACGAATAAGGAATCTGGTGATAAGTAAGTGAGCACGAGAGAGGCCATCGTAATCAACAGATCCATTGCTGCCAACGAAAGCATCAAGATTAACATGACCTAGATTACAATTCTCCCATGGCTCAAGAGCAATCTCACCGCATGGGTTGGTGGCGATAACTCGGTTAGGCTCTCCCTCGTTTGCATAATCAGAGTTCCAGAAACCCGGTTCGCCGTTATTGAGCATTCCGGATACGATAGCTTTGTAAACTCTTCTGGCTCTATCCGCTCTAGGATCTCCGTCGTTAGAAGTCCTTCCCACAAAATCAACGAACTCATCATCAATCTCTACACTGATATTAGTTGACCAGTGGCTTAGACCAGACTCCTTACAACTTAAGAACCAGTCGATCCAAGGATCATCCCAACGCATAATGCTCATACGAGCAGAGCGACGAACATTACCAGAAACTACACAGGTAGCAATAGCGTGATCCATCTCCATAGCGATAGGACCATTCATTTCTGATTCCCATGCAGCTCCAAGCAGATGACCAATGTCCTTAATCATTCTTGCGAATGGGACTGGTCCCGCACTGGTTCCACCAAAGGTCTTGATAAGTTTTCCAGCTGCTCTAATGTTTGAGACATCGAATACAAGCTCTGGGAGATATTGACCAGCACTGGAATCATACTCCGCATTGCTCGGTTGATAAGTTCCAGCTGTGTCGATAACTCGTCTAAGCGCTTCAGTCCAGCCTTCTCGGCTGTCGTCAACTTCATATGCACCAGTCCAACTATTAGTATAATCAGAAGACAGTAATCCAGCCTCTAGAAGATCCTGATAGTTGTCATGCTCAGGAGAGCAAACTACGTGAACTCTTACTAGATTATAGATTGGATACTTCTGACCATTTACATATTCATGGGAATAGTTACTTCCTACTCCCCCACCTTCCATTAACTGGTTGAAGGTGAATGCGAAGTGGTCAGAGAGACTATCTCCCCATCCAGATACGTAGCAGTTAAAGAGAAACTGTCTTCCTTCAACTCCTGACATCCAGAGGTGTCTTCCTGCTGGCAGGACACGGAAGTTGTAAATGAGATTGTAGAGATCTTCTTCTTCTCCTGGGAGAGTTCGTTCTCTAGATACGAGTGAAAGGTTTCCTTTAACGACTCTTCGAACCGTGTCATCCCATGACTCTCTTGTTCCATCTGCCTTCACTCTCTGATAGGTTCTCTCGTAAACGTCTTTCCCCGTCGGTCCCCAATTCGGTTCCTGGGATAACGGGCTGATAAAATTCGGAAGAGTCATCGTCATATGGAACATCCTTCGTATTCATGTAAACAAAATGGAACTGATCTAACTTATATAGTGCGATTCCTGCGCATACCACAAAACCTACTACATGAAAGAAAAAGGCCAGGATGGCAATCGCCACCCAGGCCAATCCCTGCAAAAGAAGTTTGTGGATAGGCTCAAGCCTAACTTCCATCATAAACCTCTGTAATAGCTGCTCTTGCACCTGAATTAGATAGAACTCTTCTGCGGTCCTGGTCAATTCCTCGGTACTGATTAAGGCGATAGGTCAGTTCATTTACCGCCCTGTTTAGCTTCTTACGATCATACGTCTCGTTACCAGGAATCTGATTAAGAGCGTAACGTCTAAATAGTGCTGCCTGAAGTTCAGGCTTCAGCTTCGCATATGCTGCCATGACATCAGAAGAAATCTGGATATCATCGATACCGTCTAGAGATACCGCATCATCTGGGATGTGAGTCTCAGAAACCCTTTCGGGGAAGAATGCAGTCTCTAGAATCTTCTTTACGTCTGATGGTTTGTAAGCATACTGAGCGCTAAGGATCAGGTGCTGAGTTCTAACGTTCTTGCAGTAGGTCTGTGCTACACGCTCTAGAAGCCACTTAGGGTTTCCGCCTTCATGCTTTAGCTTGATGGATGACCCATGACTTAGAACGAATACGCAAAGCTCCTGACGAACATCTTCCCAGTCAATGTCCGGATAGTCCTTGGCTACGTTACGAGCAACCCTATCAATCAGAACCGCTAGGTCATCATAACTAGCCATATAACTTTCCTCCGTCTACAAAGCTACCGGAAGGGTTAGAGAAGACCAGTCTGGGTTGAATGAATCTACCCTGTTCAAATACGTCCAAAACTCCGAAAGCCTTTTGCCAATTCGCAACACCATTTGTGTAGCCAGCCTTTTTAGGGTCCATTGCGTGTCCAACTTCAACACCGTAGCGCCACTTCCATCGACCGTTATATCCGTAACTGTCAGGGATGATCCCCGCACGATGGGTATGACCCATGATGACTGACTTCCCAATTTTAGAAGCGTAATTACTCGCTGATCTTCCTGCAATATCAGAAAGACTGGCATAGTCTCCATGGTGAGTGACCCATCCCGGAGCAATGTCATAATGGTCAGGAAGTCTGACAAAACCAAGTTCGTCAAGGGACATGAGGTTTTCAAGACGTAGACTCCTTAGGCTGGATAAAGCTGGTGCCTTGTTCTTGAGATAAGAGTTAATTCGTTTCTCGTGGTTTCCCATGTGGACGCCAACGAACCCTGAATACCTGCTTCTGAGCTGTAAACCAAGGTTACGCCAGACATCGAATTCATTCTGTAATGTTCCTGCAAACTCTTCAGCAGTTCCCTTATTCCATGTAGCAGGAGCTGTGCAATCAACATTATCCCCAATGAAAATAACTCCAAAAGGGTTAAGGTCAAAGATATAATTAAGGATTGCATTGGCAAACTTCTTATCATGGTGAGGAATCTGTAGATCAGGAACGATCACATAATTCTTAAGTTTCATTATTCTCCATAAGTTCAATCATCATGTCAAGGTAGTGACGGGCCTTCTTCAGGTCTTCAATACCGCCTTTCTCCTTGTACCTGACGACATACTTTACCACATTACCTTGGAGAAAGTCAAGGTTATTCTTGACAATGAATTCTAGTGGCTGGATTGCAAAGTTCTTGTAGTGGTTTCCACCAACCTGAGTATCGAACTCACTCATCAGTCTCTGCACCATCAGGATTCTCTGGCTCGGACTTATACTCACCCATTGGGAATTCGAGTGATAAGAACTCAGCGGTTTCATTAGCCATGTCTTGAGCCTCAAGAACCAGAGTCGCGGCAAGGTGACGAAGCTTTTCAGCACGCTCTTCATATGCAGTTGCCATCTCTAGAAGCCGAAGAGCAGTATCACGGTTCCATGACATCTTCTCTGCTGCATCATCCATCAGGTGACCGAACATCCCATTGGAGTCCATGTCTTCGAACTCAACTTTTCTTGCCATTGATTTTCTCCCTTAAAGCATCTTCACCTTCAGCCATGACGAAACTGTTAACATCATGACCGGACTCCATGAGCACGATTCTAGCACCCCGAACGTCATTCTGTACAGTCTTGGCGAACTTGAGACCTTCCCCATGATCGTCGTTGTCTGCCAGCACAATGACCTTACGGAATCGGAGGATCTTTCCAAAAATCGGTTGCCACGCATTAGCACCAGGAATACCAATAGCCTTAAAGCCAGCCTGATGAGCCGTGATAGTATCTAGTTCACCTTCGCAGACACAGATAGTGTCTTCGGTATTGGCAAGATCTAGAACGTTGTAGATGGTTGTAGTAGCTCCACTCTCACCAAGGATCTTAGGAGAGGGCTCCGGATTACCCGGAATGCCATCAAAAGGAATAGCCCTGAAACGGATCTGAACGATACCAGTAGGAGTAACATATGGAATGCTAAGCCTACCCTGCATGAAATCGTGGCCGAACTCTAGAAGGGGTTCTTCTACCAGACCTAAGCGAAAATAAGTCGCTGTTTCTTTCGTAATCCCTCGGGCTTTCAGATAGTTTATCGCCAGAATCGAAGGGTCGCTTCCGCTGTGAAGTTCCTTTACGTAGTAATCCGTAGCATTCGCCAGACCATTCTTCATAGAGCTGGATGGCAGATGAATAGTCAACGTTTTCTCTTTCTATAATTAGTTGGATGGGTCCACCACGTACACCACAAGCCATACAGATGAACCCAGACCCATTACTTCTCGCGCTAGCATTCCTATCGTCATGGAATGGACACTTCATGTTTTCCCAGCGAGGACCATCGGGAGCGTCAAAGCTGCCATAGTGCTCAAGAATCTTTGTGTTACTTAGGGTAGAATTACTCTCCATACAGTCTTACCCAACCTTTCAGCTAGATCGGCTGTCCAGCCTGATCCGTAAGTAGTTGACTGTTGAGTTCTGATACAGAGCAGGTGTGTGCAGTCTTGAGCGATCTTAGTGTTGCGTTCTTCGTAGCCTTCTGGCTTCCATCGATTATTCTTTGGCAGATGAATCAATGGATCAATTCTATATCTACTAGCAGCCTCGGCAGCAAGAGAATCAATACCAACAGCTCCGCCAGAGATGATTTGTTCCGGAGCATAGCAAAGAACGAAACCAGAAATAGTTACCTTGGCGATAAGTTCCTGCTGTTGATTTACATTAGTTGACCCTACGACGGCGAGTCGCACGGCTCTTTCTCCTTGTCTTAGGAGGATTCTTTTCTAAGAACCTACCTTCAGGAAACACAAGATCCGCAGGATTGGCCTGAATATAGATCGCTGCATTGATTAGCAGATGATCCTTATCTCTAGCCCCACCAATTACCCTAAGGTTGCAGTTCAAGCAAACAACCCCACGGATCTTGAGAGTCTTATGATTGTGGTCTACACAAAATACCTTATCAGGTAGCTTACATACTGCGCAAACACCGCCTTGAGCTTCAAGCATTGCTTCAAAGTCTTCAAGGGTAATGCCATATAGCCTACGCAGTCTAGCGTCCTTAGCTCGTCGCTTCTTTTCCTCGGGTGTGAGTGGCATAACTCTCCTGTACCTGCTTAAGGACGAGAAGAGCTAGCGGAGCAGAACTTTCATAGTTAGACCACGCCCCACGTCCGGGGTTATCTGAATACCATTCTAGTTGAATGTTGGTTTCCTTCAGCCAGAAGTTAGGCATGTCTTCATCGGTACCCCAAAGATTCCAGTAGAACTCGGGAGTCTCGATTACATCTTCATCCTCAAACAGATTCTGAAGCAGGAACATAGCCAGAACTAGGGAACTGTTCCGATCCAGCGGGACTTCCAACATCTTTTAATCCTTCATCTATAAATTGCTGACGTTCGAGATCGATGCCAAGATTGCAGATAAGACCACCATCCTGCTGCATTCGTCCCGTAGAGTTCTTAACGATACTTAAACCGATCTGACCTTCATTCGGACGGTATAGAGTGATGATCAGACGGAATGGCTTGGTTACCTTACCGAGAATTCCTGACAGAGGAATAGGCTTATCGCCATCCTCATAAAATCCTGAGACATGGTGTAGTACCATGATGTGAGCATTAGTATAACCTGCTAGCTCATGCAGGAAGTCAAGAACTCTGTCATAACGAATATGTTCTCCACCTTCACCACTAGTCTCAACCCAAATGTTCTTCAGGTTGTCAACGATAATCAGATGTGGCCACTCACCCATTACATGAGCAAAAGCTTCAACTTCATCTTGGATATCGTCAAGGTTTGGACCGTTGTTCCAGTTAAACCAGATGTGGCTAGTGTTGTCTTCAAGAATGCTCATCATTCCGGGATGAAGATTGTCAAGTAATCCTTCGGCTTCATCTACCGTGTGATGACTAACTGAAGCAGCGATACGGTTTCCGAGAGTTCGTTTATCGGTGTCAGCAGAGAAGTATAATGTTGGGACTCCAACTTCTCCGAAATCACCATACCCAGAATTCGCTGCGATATAGCTTGCAAGTGCTGACTTTCCTGTTCCAGGTCCGCCAGCAATGAGTGATAGTTGTCCACGTCGAAACTTGGCTCCCATCTTCTCTAGAGATGGAAAAACGGAAGGTAGGGCGTGCCCTACCGATTCCGAATTCCTTAGAGCGAGACTGAGAGTTTGCATAGCAACTCCCTATTTAATTACCGAATAAACTGAGGAGAGCACTGAGTCTGACCGAATGGGGCTGGGCAGAACCAACCCTTGTAAGCCTTACCAGCCTTTGAAGTGCCTTCCTTGTACTTCATGGTACCGTGGTTACAAGTTGGCGCATCAGCAGGGGAACTCTGAGCCTGGGGGTGATTCACCTGAGGCTTTGCAGCAGGCTTCTCTTCCTGAGGGAACTTGAGAAGAACAGCAGCCTTAACCGTAAGCACGGCGCTTAGAAGGTTGTCAAGCTTGCTAACTTCATCTTCACCAGTAGCGGAGAAATCAGCCATTACAGCGTTTAGTTCATCAATGCTTTCAGCACGAACAGTTAGACCAGGGTTACCATAACCCGCTCCAAACGGAAGGAACAGGGTAAGCGGAGCATCGCTCATATTATACCTCTCTTTGCATCACTATGAATTTTTTGGATGCGATAATGGGATTGGATTAGAACCAAGTTCTCTGCAATTAGTTTTAACTGGACACATAGCGCAACCATTCCCAGGATTGGGAATGAATACGTTGTTCTGGATACCAGCATCTAATGCAGTAAATAGTTCCGTTAGATATTCTTCTGAGTATCTGTTTAGTTCTTGCCTTGATAGGGTTACGACCTTGTTGTCCTTGGCGTAGTAATAGCTAGCCTTAACTACAGGCCAACCAAAGATCTTTTCAACAACCAGAACATAGATGGCAAGCTGTAAGTTTGCTGTTTCTCTGTTTCCGGTCTTAAGGTCTCTTACCTCTACCCCATCAGGCAGTAAGAGGATCTGGTCAATAGCTCCCTTGATCGTAATGTCACCGATCGTTGTTTCAAACGGAACCTCAAGAGCAAGGGTGAAGTCATCGATCTCTTTAATAACGAATGGGTTATCTTCAGCAAACTTAACGTAATTACGAAGCTGCTCGATACCTTTTTCACGTCTATTAGCGATGTCATCTGCTGTTGTGGTTTTGAACGCCCGGAGCCACTTACTCAGATCCGGTTGGCGCTGCTTGAAACTCTCAATCTCTCTGTCATACACTAGAGTATACGTCTGACCGATGTCAAATCCAGGGTGCCTACCAGATTCTTCCCACTTTTCTACGGTCTCATGAAAAGCGGTACCTTGAGCTAGCCATGCCGCTGGACGTGGTTCTCTGTCTACCTTGTCAACGTACTCTAGTCTGTAGAGTTCAGAGCAGCTTGAATACTTGAGTAGTTGAGATACTGATCTGTGTGATGCCATAGAAACTCTTCCTGAACATAGTCTAAATCGACTGGTCTGATAGCACCAATTAGAGTAGTACCCTTCTTGAATTGCAGAATCAGATTACCGTTGATGTCAACTGGACGGATGTGGATAGGTGCCTCTTTATCGGCACGAAGCTTACCAAGCTTTACTAGACGCTCAGATCGAACCGCAAAGTCTTCAAAGACCACAGGCTCTAGCTCTGGATCTAGAAGGATCATTACCAGTTCCCAGGCATCCTTGGTGATGCTCTTGTAGGAAAGAAAGA